GAAAAACTATCTAATGTGAGTAAAAGTAAAATATGCTAGATTGCAACAAAAACAATAGACACCATGTGCTTAAACCTTTGGTACGACAAGGTGATGACTACAAGTGCAAGTTCTGTGCATTAACAGGAAAGAGAGATCAGATTGAGAAACTAATAAGTGACGAGAAGTACGGTGTGATGTGTGGTCGCTGGAACGATGAAACCGTCTATCAACTCAAGGGAAGTTAACAAACGACTCTCAAGGATGCAGAAAAGATGTAGCGTGTGTCGTAAATACTTCTTTTTTGGTATAACGAGTAGAGTTATTTGCTGGGAATGTATTGAAAACAGTAAAAAGAAAGTGGTTGCAGAAAACAAACAAAAAATGTAAAATAAACTATGACTAAAAATAGGTCGATACAACATAAAGTTGCTTCTGGGTATGTCCTTGTTTCTAAAATAGAGGATAAAACTTCAATAGGTGATATAGATCTTGCAACAGAGGACAACGCTCCACGTATGGCAGAAACAGGTAAGGTTGTAGCAGTTGGTGGCGCTACTTATTCAGATCATTCAGACAGACCTATAAACTCCCCTTGTAAAATAGGCGATACAATAACATATAGCTACATGGGATGGGAAAGAGTATCGATAGACAAAGAGGAATATAATATTGTACCGTTTAACAAAATACTAATGACATTATGATGAAATACAGTAAACAAATACACGGAGAGAAAGCTAGAAAGAAGTTACTAGAGGGTGCAAGGCTAGTTGAGAGGGCAGTAACTACAACGCTGGGTGCAAGAGGTAGAAATGTTGTAATACACAAAAACTACCGCACTAAGACTATTCATGACGGCGTTAAAGTAGCACAGGAGATCAACCCAGAAGACCCATTTTTGGCAGCAGGTGCCCAGATAATAAAACAAGCTGCACAAAGGCAGGTTGATGTGGTCGGAGACGGGACCACTTTAAGTGTCCTACTAGGATATGCAATAGCAGAGGAGGCACTAAAGCTAGTTAATAGCGGTATAAACCCGATGGGTCTAAGACAGTCACTAGAAAAGGGTAGAGACTTACTAGAGACCCAGATTAAAAAACTATCAACTCCAATAAAGACAAAAAAGGATAAAATAAACGTAGCCACAATATCAGCAGGTGATAAACAAATGGGAACTCTAATCGGAGAGACATATCATGAGGCTGGTCTTGACTCAGTAATTACAGCAGAGCAAGTACAAGGCTCAGAGACGTTTGTGGATCACCAAGAGGGTATGCAAATAGATTCAGGCTATAAAAGCGACTGGTTTATAAATAGCCCCAAGTCAAAGACTGCGACAATCAATAGAGCAAGGATATTAGTAACAGATTACAAGCTAGATAATGTACTAGAGATCACGCAGTTATTTGATGAAATGGTAAAACAGAATGAACGTAACATCGTGTTTATTGCAGAGGACATCGACGGCTCTGTACTTGCAACACTAATCAACAACAAGGTCAAGGGAACTCTCTACACTTCAGCTATCAAAGGACCTTCTTACCAGACAGAAAAGTCACTACAAGATATTGCAATGTTTGTGGGTGCTAAGTTCATTTCAAGCAAATCAAAACACTCACTAAAGGACATCACACTCGCAGATCTTGGAAAAGCTGAAAGGGTTATATCAACCGAGGAGGCTACAATAATACTGGGTGGTGGTGGTGAGGACAAGGAAATAAAAGAAAGAATAGGTGCACTAAAGGCACAGATCAAAGACGAGGATAACGAGTTCGAACGTGAGAAACTAAAAGAGAGACTAGCTAAACTCACAGGTGGGGTATATGTACTAAAGGTTGGAGGAGATACTGAGGTTGAGGCAGAAGAGAGATACGAGAGGGCAGATGACTCAATAAGAGCCACAAGAGCTGCGATAGAAGAGGGCGTAGTGGCAGGAGGAGAGACGATATTTCTTAGAGTTCGAGATATATTAAAGTCTGCAGGAAAGAACGAGAACGAGGACTATGCGTACAGAATACTTTATAAGGCACTAGAGAAACCATTTGACAAGTTAGTAGAGAATGCAGGACTAGACGCAGGAGAGATGAAAACTAAGATCAAAGACGAGTTAGGCGTAGATGTAACCACAGGAGAGGTAGTAAATATGATTGAAAAGGGAATAATAGATCCAACCTTAGTACCTATTCACGCATTAAGAAACGCAGTATCTGTAGCTATATCTATAATCACGTCAGATGTGATAGTAACTGAATATGAAAAGAAAGATGAATAAAAAAAAACATTATGCCCGTCCTGTAAAGACAACGAGGCAGAGATACACCCACTATACGGTGTAATGCTTTGCGAGGATTGCCAACAAGATGACATAGTACCAAGACTAGGACACGAGTTTACAAGAGAGAGTATAAAAGAGGAGAGGATGGAGTATAGAAAAGATATATTACAGCCTTGGCATGGTGATGGTGTACTTTCGAAAGAATATCTCAACGAGTACAATACTACTGGAATAAACGCTACACCAGAACAAATAAAAAATGCCAAGTACACATACAAAGGAACAAAAGGTTGGTGGAATAGAGACAGGTCTAAGGGTGGACCAAAGTTTGATCCGCACAAAAAAGACAAGTAGATGTATGGTCTGCAAGCAACAGATGAAAACGATTAAAAACATAAATCTTTATTTATATTGAAGGATACGATGTAAGAATAACTTACAGACATGAATAAGGATAAATAACATGACTAAAGATAAAAAACATAGGGTTGAGACCACTTTTCCGATGTCGGCAATAAGGTCTGATTTTGAGGAAACTATTCATCCAGAGGACACAGGGTGGAGATGTGCAGTTTGTTTTAAATTTGCAAAAGTCAAAATGTGCGATACGACCTTGTGTGTAAGTCATGCTAAAAGATGGAACTTTGGATATGGTGACCAATTAGCAAAAATGAGAAAAGAATTTGATGGTACAGAATACGACGATGTTTAACGAAAAAGTATATCAACTAGTTATAGAAATACTAAACTCTGAAATCCACAGGGATGCTAAGACTGAGATAGCTAAGTTCATGTTATTACCAAGGAATACTCCAGTTAGACCCATTTTAGAACTACCAGACGATGAGGTCAGAGAGAGCATAGGACCCATTACAAGACCAGATGCACAAGAGTTGTATGACAAAGATCATCCAATTGAGAAGGCTGAGAAGGATGCTATTAGAGAAACACTGAACGGGAGGATAGCCAAAAGTTGACCAAAGGGACGCTAACCAAAAATGATGTCTTTAAGAAGTACAAGAAGGCAGTGCAGTTAGAAAAATAAGTCAATATGACAAAAAAAAGAGGACACACCATAAAACAGAGAAAGTGGATCAAGTTATATATAGAGACTGGAAATGCAACTGAGGCAGCAATGCAAGCCTATAAATGCAAGAGTAGAGGCAGTGCTAGATCAATAGGATCTGAAAACTTGGCAAAGCTTGATATAGCAGACTTGATGGAAAGAATGGGATTAACTGATGTAGCATTGTTAAATGTAGGAGCCGAGGGAATGCAAGCCACAAAGATTCACGGCACTGGTGATAGTTTTGTTGATGTAGAAGATTACGCAGTCAGACATAAATACTGGGAAACATTACTCAAACTAAAAAAGAGACTGGGCACCGATAATGGAAGTGGAAACTATACTCAGGTAAATGTAAATCTACCATCATGGTTACAATAGATTATGAAGAATTTACGGGATACAAGGCTCACGACAACCAGTTAAAGATTCATACTAATCCAGCAAGACACAGGGTTGTAGTTGCTGGACGAAGATTCGGTAAGTCAGCCCTAGCACTAAACGAAGCAATTGCTTTTGCTTTGAAGCACCCTCGTAGTATTACTTGGATTATTCTCCCACTTTACCGCCAAGCCAAAGAAATATATTGGATTGACCCTGACATTACCAAGTACTTCATGCCATTTGTGCATTTAAAGAAAGTCAAGGCAGATAAGTCAGAGTTGTCACTACACTTTCTTGAAAACGACAGCTGGGTAAGACTAAAGGGCTCAGACAACTATGATTCTTTGAGAGGGTCAGGAATTGATCTACTTATCTGGGATGAGGTGGCAGACGTTAAGCCAGAGGCATTTGATACCATAGAACCTGCACTTGCTGATTCTCCAAATCATAAACAACTATATATCGGTACTCCAAAGGGATTGAATTGGTTTCACGACTTCGCTCTCAAAGGAGACCATAACAACGTAATACCAAAGTTCGACAAGAACATCATTACAAACAAGGATTGGATGACGTGGCATTTCTCAAGTTATGACAACTTAGCTTGGAAAGAGGGAAGCAAGGAAAGAAAGTCGTTTGTTAGGTATATTGACGAAAAAAGAGACGAAGCAAAAGAGAAAGGTAGATATTCATTTTGGAGTCAGGAGTATATGGCTAGTTTTGAAGAAGGTGCTGGTAGATTCTTTCCAGTGTGGTCAAGAAGCACTCACGTTCATGAGGGAACTATTGTACCTAAGCCAGAGTTTACAATTTATGAATCTATGGACTGGGGAAGAACCGCACCATTCTCATGGCACGCTCACTTAAAACAATCTGTAGATTTTTACATAGACAAGAATACTACTGTTAAGTTTAACAGAATATATACATTCGCTGAGATCTACGGAACTCAAAAGAGCCCTTACGAGTGGATAGAGGAAGTTGTTAAGATGAGAAATAAGTTTAAATACTTAGAAGTTAAGAAGATAGTGATCGATCCTTCAATGTTTAGTGCACTGGTTGACGGTTCAACAGGGATAAAAGATCAAATGGGTGAGGCGTTTGATGACTTGATCAACAACAGACAACAGTTTGAAAGAGGTACTAGAAACAGAACTGCAAGATGGGCAATAATGGACAACTGGATGAGACCAGCACCTGATTCACTACCATATTGGATGATAACTAAAGACTGTCCAAACCTCATAAGAACGATACCTCTAATGGAGCCATCAGACCACGATATTGAGGATCTTAATACCGACCTTGAAGATCACGCAGTTGATGATGTGTCTTACTTTCTACCAGTAATTAAATGGATAGATGCCAAGGCAGGTGCGATTCTAAGACCCCAACCGTCAGAAATAGAGGCAAAGTCATCTCCTTACGTTGCAGACATCTCAAAGTTTAGATAGTAACCTGTGATAGAATAAACCATGTCTCGAAACACTCCAGTGCCACAGAAGGTTATAACGGTATACTTAGATGCAAGTGGTGACGAGGAGTTATATTTTTGTAGTAGATGTAGAACACCCATTATTCAGTACGAGGGTACTGTAATTCAAGAGATACCAGGATCACCGCCTTATAAACCGTTTACTACGTCAAAATGTAAAGGCAGTTTCAAAGCAAAAGACGGATCATGGACAGAGTGCGGTCGCAAATATTGCTTTATGGGTGCAATATACACCAGAAACCCAGTAATGGAATAATATGGATACACAAGAAAAAAGATTTTCAGAAAGTCAAGGAGTTTATGAAGCACCTCCTGTTTTGAGTCTTGATGTTGATGATGGCAAGCTAATAAAGTTTATAGATAACTTTGAAATACAGGCTAAGAAGTTCTACAATGACGAGAAAAATATAGACAAGAGACGAGAGACGATGAACCGATTCTTCTTCGGTAATCAAATACAGGGCAGAACATATCACGGTGTAACCCAAACCCGCAAACTCAAAAAGTACGAGAAACCATTTAGCGACAACGTATTAAAAGAGGGAGAGGACATACTAAGACCACTCGTGTTATCAAGAATACCTGATATTATTGTCAACGCAGGTGTTGAGTCACAGGTAACAAAAGAAACAGCGGATCTTATAAGTGACGCTGCAAACAAGACACTTCAATCAGATGAGATTAAAAAGATACTAACTAGAGCTTTCAGAGATCATCCACTAAACTTCACAGCAGCCATTAAATGGCGATGGAATCCAAACAAGGGGGAGATGGGCGATATTGACTGGGAGGTAGTAAACCCCAAAAACATCCTCATGGATCATATGAGTAAGGATAATGATGAGAAGAATATGCGAATAATCATCCAGTATATAGAGAAGTCTATGTACGAATGGATAATGCTACATCCCAAGAAAGAGGAGGAGATTAAGAAATACGCTGAGACTAAAGGCTGGGACAAAACAGCAGATCCAGACGGAAGAACTTATAACATTAAGGGTCAAGAGGTCTGGTTCAAATGGAGTGAAAAGGCAGAGGAGTTTGACGCAGAGGTTCCTAAGTTTGATACAAAAAGCGGTGTGTTGTGGAAAATGGGAGAGGGAGATAGTGCAGTACTATTAGACAAGAAACTCGACCCCAACTGGGACTGGGAAGGTGAGGATAAGTATTTCTTTAACGGTCAACCACTACCAGATGAGGCACTAGCACAGCTCGCTCAAATAGGTTTTGACATACCAGGGATTGAGAAAAAGAAAGTGTTTAGAAACTACTTCGGCAGACCCCGTATGCCATATATCTTCATGGGTTATGAGCAATATGGAGAGATGCCTCTGGATGAAACCTCAAGAATTGAGAGCAACTTATTACTACAGGAAAACTACGATCACAGAGGTATGCAGATCACTAAGATGATAGATAAACGCCAACGGAAAACATATCTGGTCAAGTATGTCAGGGCTTAAAAGGGAAACAGTTGAGGAGAACGACCCAGACGACCCAGAGAAGGATATGTTTGTTGACGGTAAACTAAACGAGGTTCACGATTGGATCAGAAAAGAGCAACCGTCACAGCAGATGTTTCAAGATCTAAGTAATAGTAGAGAGAGAATGTCGTCAAAGATTCATGTATCCGCAGCAACTAGAGGAGAAATACAAACATCAACCGCTACTACTAACCAAATAGCCAGAGAATCATCCAATATGGTAGCTGATGATCTATCAGATCTAACAATAGTAGAAATGACAACCAAGATGACAGAGGCACTTTTGCATATGATGAAACTAAGATATACACCAGAACATTTTCAGGTACTAATAGGTGCTATTGGGGCAGAGGTTCAAGAGACATTGACCTCAGATATCATAGAGGATGGAATGGTTGTGTCTATAAAGTCTAGCGGTACAGACAAGCTAAGATCTGAGAGAATGGCAAAAGAGGAGGCACAAATAGGTCTAGCAGACCCCGTGTCATATTACGAGGATGTAGGTAGAGCAGATCCAGAAAATAGAGCAGAGAGAAGCTGGCTACACAATAATATGCCTGAGATGTACTACAAACAGATAATCAAAAAGGAAAATGTAGAACAAATAGCGGGTGGTGTTATGCAACAAAATCAGGCTAATCAAGCTCAAACGGGTGGTCAACAACAGCCCCAACAAGCACCACAGAAACCTAGTGCTCAGGACACTACCAACATACCTACACAGCCTCAAGGTTCAACTAGGGGGATAGTGGGTCGAGCAGGTCAAGCAATAGGACAGCTATTTAATCGTTAGACAAACAACCAAATAATAATGTATAATAAATCATGGCAGTAAACGAGGATAAATCTCAAGAAGCCGAAGAGGAAGCAGTAGAAACTCCTGTAGCTCCTGTAGCTCCTATAGCTCATGTAACCCCACCACCTGTAACCCCAGATGCACCATTTGACGTTGAGTCTATTAAACAATCTATAACAGCTGATGTTAGTGGCAAGGTAAGCGAAGAGGTAAGTAAATCAGTATTAACTAGAATTAGTGACGCACTTGGACTTAACAAGAAAGAGGAAGAGGCACTACCTACTAATCCTGAACAGCTCAATAAAGCAATAGAGCAAAAGGTACAAGAGAGACTAGAGGCAAGAGATCAAGAGCAGGGTGAGGCAGAACAGCAAACACAGCAAGATAGACAAAGAAGAATTAACGATACAGTGCAGAACTGGTACTCACAATATGATAACGCTGCCAAACTAGGTAAAGTACCTGCCATCAAAAACGCAGGTGACAAGAACGATTCAGGTATTTTGGCAAGACGTAGAGTGATAACGCAAATTGGTAAAATGATTGATCAGAATAGACAAAATGGCAACAACTACACACCAACTATTTCAGATGTATTACTACAGTTTCCAAAGCTAGATGAGATACCTGGAGCTGATCTACCCATTAGCGGTGACACCACAGTTAGAGAGAATACATCCTTTGGTTACGACGACATACACAAGAAGACCTTTCAACAGATAATAGACGAAAACTAAACTACTGTTGACAGATAGTAGGTAGTGATATTATAATTACGATAACGAGAATAATCTCAGCAACAGCTGGGATTTTTTTTGTTCTAAAAACATGGCAGGATACGCAATTACACCAGACGGAAACTCCGTACACAACAGAGTCGAAGGTAAAGGAAACCGAAAGCTTAACGCTAAGGTTGTTGATACCGTTTTAACATCTCCAACATATCTTTAAAGATTAATGTCTAAAGCTACTAAGTTTGAAGGTGTAGTTTATGACATCACAGCTAAATATCAACAGAGTTCACAATTTGAATGGTTCACTGGTTTAGAAAATCTTAGATCCTCAGCAGAAGATAATGAAATCACACTTTCTTTCTCACACACAGGTGGTACACAGCCTAAAGTTAGTATCATGCTTGAGAGCTTTGCAAATGCAGGTGAAAATGGAGTTATTCCTTTGGACGCTTATAAACATGAAGAGG